CATCGATAGTTTCAGCATCATTTGAAGGAAATTTAACAGGTACTGCATCATTCGCAACATCAGCATCATGGGCACCTAGCGGCATAACGATAGACAACAATGTAAATAATTATATAGTCACAGCAACGGGCATTAACAAATTAAATGGAGAATCTAATTTACAATTTGACGGTACAACTTTAAAGGTAACCGGCAATGTAACAGCAAACAGTTTTACTGGTTCATTGCAAGGAACAGCCGCAACCGCATCATTTGTTACATCATCTGATATATTTGGACCATATGGTGCTAATTCAGTCACGTCCGCTTCATTTGCAGTATCTGCAAGTTGGGCACCTGGCAGCACCGGTGTAACTATAAACAACAATACAAATAATAATCTAGTAACCGCTACCGGCACAGCTAACACATTGGATGGCGAACCTAACCTAACCTTTAACGGATCTACGTTAGCAGTAACCGGCAATGTAACAGCAAACAGTTTCACCGGTTCACTGCAAGGAACAGCTACAACTGCTAGTTTTGTTCAAACGGCACAAACAGCATCTTATGTTTTAAATGCAGTAAGTGCTTCATTTGCAGTATCTGCAAGTTGGGCGCCAGGTGGAGGCGGCGGAACTACATTTGCTGCTGGAAACGTTGACAATCGACTAATAACAGCTACTGGAACTACACCAGAATTAAACGGCGAAGCTAATTTAACATTCAACGGATCCGTATTACGAATTACCGGATCATTGGATGTATCGGAATCGTTAAATACATCATTACGACAATTATATAACGGTGGTTTAGTTTCTGTTGATTGGAATTCATATCAATTGTTTGATGCCGCCGGTGTTAGTACCATAACTTGGAATGATCGAAAAGCATCGGATACATCCGGTAACGTGTCAATCGATTGGGATGCCCGACAATTAGTTAGTTCATCTGGGGCAGTTACTGCTAATTGGAACAACGGAACATTGTTTGGTACTGCATCATTTGCTACAACAGCAAGTTTCATAACGGCTTCCAATGTGTACGGACCAGCTGGCGCTGATTCCGTAACAACTGCATCTTTTGCTACCACAGCATCTTTTGCAAACAACTCCCCAGTACAATCTTCTACATCCGGTGTAGGTAACACTCCTACAGCAACACAAACTGATACTGTTACACATAGTTTAGGACGCATACCAGCTAAAATCAGAATATACGGTATGGGTGGATTTACTAATAACGCATCTGCTACCCCTACTCCTTTTAGCCTAGGGACTTGGACATCAAGTGGTAACCGATGCATATATCAGCCAATTGGAGCGACATTAACATCGGCTGCTACACCGGTATCGTCAACTACGTTTTCAATACGTATTGATACCGCAGCAGGAGCTAACATACAAGGTGTTATACAAAACGTAACATCAACATCTTTTGATATTGCATGGACTGAAACAGGTGCGGTAGCAGCTAGAGTATACTTGTGGGAGGCAGAATAAATTTACAACATATTTATAGTATATGAACAACATAACAGTACTTTTTCCAGGCGGATTTAAACCATTAACCGGAGCACATTTAGATCTGGCTAATAGGTATGCACAAGATGCACAAGTAGATCGAGTAATACTTTTGATTGGTCCTAAAGAGCGTGATGGTATAACCAGAGAAAAAACTATAGAACTGTTTAATCTGTTGAATGATAATCCAAACATTGAAATACAGTCAACAGCATTTAATTCTCCTATAATGGCAGCATATGAATATTTGTTTGAGTTGCCGGAAGATGCCGTTGGAAAGTATGCTATGGCTGCATCTACCAAAGGAGATGATTATGTTCGCGCCAAAGACTTTGTTCCAAATGTAGATAAATATGCAACCATTGGAGATAAAAAAGGAAGAAAAATACCTGCAGGCATCGATGCAGTTGAATTATCACTAAATGTAGATCCATTGATGTATGCAGAAAATACTCCGATATCTGCAACCACCGTTAGAAATGCAATTGCTAATCGGGACTATGCAATGTTTCGAGCATCATATCCACAATATGCAGAAGCCAAAGTAAAAAATGCATGGCAATTATTAACGGGAATGCAAGAAGCGGTATTTACTACGGAATGGTGGTCAAAGCAACTGCAAGAAGATGTAGATGATATGCTAGAAGCAATGATGTTTCCACGAGAAAAACATCGGCATTCTGAAAAAATTAAAAAGTTAAGATCATTTTTAAACAAACATGATGGAAAATCATTTGTGTATGATTTTGATATTTTTGATAAAACAGTGTATGGGGCAAAACTTCAAGAAGGCGTTATAACAGAAAACTACATTACTAGACAAGAATTATCAGCAATCGAATCTGCAGTTGATGGATTTTTTAAAGAATATGGAATTGATGTAGATTTTCAAGGCAAGTTTACGCATTTTATTGATAGATTAAATGATCCTCGTAATGAAGCTCCAATTTATACGGATGAGCTAAAAGACTTTTTTGAAGACTTGGCAACAGAATACGGAGATAAAATTGCCAGACAATTGAATTTAGACCGACCAACGGGAGTAGGATCTGATTATCAATTTGATATTCCTATACATATGCCGTTTATGTTGCAATGGAATCCACGTAAAAAAATGATTGAGTTGATTCCTAGAACAATTAAAAAGCAACGCAAACGTTGGCAATCAAATAATCCAGAAGATATTATTTATACAATTGAATCCATATTAACAGAAGGTGGTGCTGCAGGTCATATGGCGCATCCTTGGGACGATCATGGATTAACTTTTAATGATGTGCGAGAAATCGTTTCCAGGGCATTGGAAGGACGACTAGATATCGAATCTGCAGTTACAGAAAAAACCGATGGCCAAAACATTTTTGTTACATGGAAAGATGGTCAGCCTGGATTTGCTCGTAATAAAGGCACCATAATCAATCCAATGACACCATCCCAATTAGTTGCTGATTTTGAAAGAAAGTATCAGGAATCCGTAGAAAAAAATGGTGTTGAAGGAGCTCAGGGCTATAAATTAATAGTTGATGCATATCGAGCATGTGCTGAAGATTTAACGGAAGCATTAGGAAAAATACCAGCAGACCGACTACAACAAATATTCAAAAATGGACGAGTATTTGCTAACATGGAAATTATTTATCCATCAACAAAAAATGTTATTGCATATGATAAAGCTCATTTACAATTTCACAATTTAGTTGAATATGATGAAAAAGGAAATGTTGTAGAAACTGATTTAACCGGCGGAGCATTAATGCAATCAGTTATTCAGGATGCCAATGCTCATATGCAAAAAACATTTTCATTTATTCCACCACAGCAAATTAAAATGGGACGGGTTTATGATTTTGAAGATCAACAAGCTGCATTTTTCAATGAAATTGATCAGCTTCAACAGAAGTTCAATTTGAAAGAAACAGACTTAATTAGTGAATATCATAAAGCCTGGTGGGCAGATGTAATACGAACCAAGGCAACACAATTAGGATATGAAATGCCAGATTCTGTATTAACACCATTAATTTATCGTTGGGCGTTTGATGATAAATCTACAAACATTGCTGCATTGAAAAAACAAATAGATAACGCACCGTTTGCAGAATGGGTCGCTGAATTTGATAAAAAAGATTTCAAACAGTTTCGAAAACAAAACTTGGAACCATTTGAATCCATCTTTCTGCGATTAGGAGTATTGGTTTTACAGAATGCAACAAATTTCTTGGCGGCAAATCCATCAAAAACAGTGCAAGAAATTCGCGTGGAATTAGCTCAATTAATACGAGAATTACAAGCAAATCCAAATCCGGCAATTCTATCTAAATTAGAATTAGAATTAAAGCGTATTGAACGATTAGGAGGATTTGATTCAATTGTCCCGGCAGAAGGCATAGTATTCACATATCGCGGTAACACATATAAAATGACCGGGGCATTTGCACCCGTTAATCAGATTTTAGGAGTGTTAAAATATTCTAGATGATATTTATTATAAAATAGGAAAACTGTAATGGCTCAAAAACACAAAAGCAAGTACAAAGCACCAAAAGATTTAGAAAAATCTCAAAAACCAAAACCACGTAAAGATCTTAAAGATTATACACATGATGATAAAGATGGTAAATTAAACCCTAAGTCTACTGGCGAAAAACAAAGCAATGTATTGCGTAAAACTGATAAGGAAGTAGTAGACGATGGAAAGTATGATGTTAAATACAATTCCGATGATCGTTTATATACGGACTTAGAAGATGGTGACTATGATCCTAAACATGCAGCCAAAGTTTTCAAAAAACGTCAAGAAAAAGACGAAAAGGACAATGAAAAAAATATTAAAGATAAAGTAGAGAACTTAACGCGTGAACAAAAAGAGCGTTTGGTTAGAGAATATATACGTAAGCGCATCATGAAAGTTTTAGCTGAACAAACTGAACCAACAGATGAGCCAACCGAAGAGCCAGCAGACGCTCCTGTCGAAGAACCAACTGATGCTGCAGCTGCTGAACCAACTGCAGAACCGACCATGGATCCGGCTGCTGCTACCGATGCAATGCCAACCGATATGGCAGCTCCTCCTCCGGCTCCAGCTCCATCACCCGCACCAGCCCCCGATGCTACAGCAGCTCCAGCACCAGCTACTCCAGATGCTGCAGCACAGCCCGGAGCTGATTTACAGCCTACTCCGGAAGAATTAGAAAATCGAGTAATAACAGGAATGGCGGCAGAACTAGAAAAAGAAGGTGCCATTGGAAAAATTAAAGCAATATCAAAAGTTTTAAAAATGTCCATGAAAGAAACAGATCCTGCAGATCAAGCTACATTGTATCGAATGCTACGTCAGTTTGCTATCAAAAAGTTAAGCACGTTACCTACACAAAAATAAAAAGTTATATGTCTAAAAAGTTACAAAACATTAAAGCCGTTCAACAGATGATTGATGGCACTCACAAGTTTCAGACCAAAAAATCAGTAGGATTTAGTGATGCTGATGCTGCAGCTAAACAAAATGAACGGCATGAAGTTGGCGATGTATGGGAAGAAACAGATGCAGTGTCTGGTATTACATACATAATTGAACAGCGCAACGGATTCCGTATCAAAAAAACTAAAAGTTCAGATGTATTGCAAACAGTACGCGAAGAACTACGGGCATTTCCAAATTGTCGTAAAGACACTTGCACTTGTTTAGGGGCGCATCATTTAGATCAAAAAATGAGAAAAATACATGGAATGTGTTTTGATTGTGTGATTGAAATGGAACATGATCTTAAAAAACAAGGCAAGTATGAAGATTATGAACAGCAAAAAATTCGTGAAAATGCATTAGCTTGGTTAGCATCTGCAGAACGAGATGTAACATTATTGAAAGAAGCATACACCCAAGCATCTACATTTGTTACTAATTCAGATGGAGAAAAAGAACATTGGACTGCAAGAATGACTCCAGAAGAATTTGAAGAAACCATACAAGCACAATTCAATAAATTTAAAGAAAATTTTTTAAAAAAATTAAACAAGGAAACTGATGATGCAGAAAATTAAAAAAACACTCATATGGATATTAGTAGGAATCGCTACAGGATTTGGTTTGTTTGCATGGATATCTAAAATCTTCAGCAAAAAGAAAGCAGATAAGATTGATAACCAAATCGACAATAACGACAACAACATACATCGAGCTCAAGGACACATCGATGCTGTTGTTGATCAACGAGAAGATGTTATACAAGATGTTAAACAGCATGAAGATCGTGTAGAAGATTTAAAACAACAATTGGATGAAGTAGATCCTGTTGTTAAAGATGTAGCAGCTGCGAAACAAAACATTCTGAATAAAACTAAACGAGGTCGTAAACCAAAAAAACAAACGCCATGAAACAGTTGTTAGTAATATTATTTTTTCCGTTAATAGCAATTTCACAAGAATTGCCAGACACATGTTTTACTCCGGAACAAATTCAAGACATATCATTTACCTTGGATTCATTGTATGAAGTAGATGAAATTAACAAACAAATAATTCGAGAACAAGAACAAGTTATTTCCGGATTAAAACGAATCATTCATTTAGATTCAGTGGAAATAAATTACAGACAACAACAAACGGTTTTACTTAAAAAGAATATTGATTTATACATTGACCGGGAAAAATACATTAAACCAAAGTGGTATGATCATAAAGCAATATGGTTTGGTACTGGTATATTAACATCGATTGTAACAACTAAAATTGCTATAGAAATATTCAAATAGTCATGTCTCAGCCAAACATAAAACAAATAATACAGCAACAGTACATGTTATGTGCTAAAGATCCTGTGTTTTTTATGCGTAACTACTGCTATATCCAACATCCTAAACGAGGTAAAATTAAATTTAATTTATATCCATTTCAGGAAGATTCATTAACGGAATTGCGAGACAATCGTTACAATGTAATATTGAAATCTCGTCAGTTAGGTATATCCACATTAGCAGCCGGATATGCTCTGTGGTGCATGTTATTCAAAGAAGATTTTAACGTATTGGTTATTGCAACCACACAAGAAGTAGCAAAAAACTTGGTTACTAAAGTGCGAGTGATGCATGAAAATTTACCAAG